GAATATTATTCATAATCCAGATGAAACATATTCAATAACAATTAATAATAAACTTGTATGTTTATGTGGAACAGCACCTATACCAGAAACAAATATGGGTTCTATTTGGGGTTTAGGAACAGATGATATTGATAAATATTTTGTTTCTTGGTTTAAAAATACAAATAAAACAATAGATATTATGCAAAAAAACTATGAACAAGTAACAAATGCTATTCCATTATCTAATAAAAAATACATAAGATGGCTAAAGAAAAGTGGTTTTTTCTTTGATAAAAAGACATTTTTTAGAAAAAATGAAGAGATGGTGCAATTTTTTCGTTGCAATTCTTTTTATAATGTTATTTATAATGAAGAATCAGAGCCTGTGATACATTGAGTGACCCTCGGACAATCACATTGATATGTTAATCAGATAACTCAAGATAATAATTGTAACTTAATATAGGAGGTTTGCTCATGGCAAACACAATTGATACAGCCTTTATTAAGCAGTTTGAATCTGAAGTGCATCTTGCCTATCAAAGAATGGGTTCTAAATTAAGAAATACTGTTCGTACTGTAGGTAATGTTGCAGGTAGTGTTGTACGCTTCCAAAAAATAGGTTCTGGTTCTGCTTCAACAAAGTCTAGAAATGGTATGATTACTCCAATGGAACTAGCTCATACTACAGTAGAAGCAACAATGTCTGACTTCTATGCTGCTGAGTACATTGATAAATTAGATGAACTCAAGACAAACATAGATGAAAGACAAGCTGTTGCTACATCATCAGCTGCTGCTCTTGGCAGAAAAACTGATGAGATTTTAATAACTGCAATGGATGCAGGTGCTAACTCAACTCAATTACATGATACAAATTCAGCTGTTGAAAAAGCTGATTTGTTATCTGCATTTGAAACAATGGGTACTGCAAACATTCCTGAGGATGGACAGCGTTATATTGCTATGCACCCAAAAGGTTTTGCTGACTTATTTTTAATTACAGAATTTGCTTCTAGTGATTTTGTTGGTGACCAGAACCTTCCATATGCAGGTGGTATGACAATGAAAAACTTTCTTGGTTTTAACATCTTTTCTACATCTGCTGTCGCAGCAGGTAAGAGTATGGTTTATCATACTTCTGCTATTGGCTTGGGTGTAGGTGCTGATGTTTCAACAGAGCTTAATTATGTAGCTGAGAAAGTATCCCACTTAGCAACTTCAATGATGTCTATGGGTGCTGCTGTTATTGATGATAACGGTATCTATGAACTTCTTGATAATAATACATAGGAGGTTAAAATATGGCTTATGCAGCAAGTGGTCTTTGTAGAATAAATGGAGATTCAAATGGGAATCTTTGGACTTACAATACAGCAGATGCAATTGCAGCTGTAAATACTGCTGGTTATTTTAATGATGCAGTAAATATGTTGAAAGTTCGTGATGTAATTATTGTCAAAGACACTAATACACCAACTACTCATTTTGTTACTGTTCTTTCTAATAATGGAACAGCAGTAGACGTATCAGATGGTACAGCTATTGCTGAAACAGATGGCGATTAATGTGGAGAGAGGGGGGATTAACTCCCCCCTTTTAATATATGGTAACAAGCACAGCATCAAATACAGCAGTTGATATATCTAGTAGGGCATTAATTCTTATTGGTGCTGAACCTATTACATCTTTTGGTGATGGTACTACAGAATCACTTGTTACATCAAATTTATATGAAGATATTGTAAGAACAGCTTTAGTTAATGCACGTTGGAGATTCTCAACTAATCAAGCTGTTTTAAATTTATTAAGTGACGCACCAACAGGTCGTTATGATAAAGCTTATCAATTACCAGCAGATAATCTTATGGTTCATTCTGTTACTGTAAATGATAATCTTATTGATTATCAACTTTATGGAGATAAAGTTTTTGCTGATACAACAGATGCTGATGAAGTAATAGCAGATTATACATTTCGTGCAGATGAATCTGCATTTCCAGCATATTTTACTTTAGCTGTTACATACGCATTAGCAATACCTTTGGCATTATCTATTGCAAGAGATGCTTCACTTGCTAATGCAATTACACAACAGGCAAGTCAATTGATGGCAAAAGCAAGAAGTATTGATGCACAACAACAAACAACAAGGAAATTAGTTACTTCAAGATTTATTACCAATAGGAGAAGTTAATGCGTAGAGTAAGAATACCTATTCAAAACTTTCAATTTGGTGAAGTTAATCCATCTATACTTTCACGTACAGATACACAAATATATGCTAACTCTGCACAAAGATTACAAAACTTTTTTTTAAGAGCAGAAGGTGGTGTTACCAAAAGGTCTGGTACAAAACATATTTATACATTTGATACAACAATTAATCAAACAGCTTGTACAATAACTGTAACAGATTTTGCAAACATTGTTGCTGGTTCTACAATAACAATTACAAAATCAAATGGAGATAAAGTAACATTTACCTGTTTAGGTACTGGGTCAGATACCCCTGGCACTAATGAGTTCTATGTTGTAACAGATAACAATACATCTGCTGATAATATTCAAGCAGCTATTAATGCTCATGCTGATTTTACTGTAGCTAATCCAGCTGCAAATGTTATTACAGTTACAGAAACAAATAAATCTACAACAGGTTTTACTTTAGCATCAAGTTCTGATGCAACAAGATTAGCAACAACCTCTGAAGCTTTAGGTAAAGTTCAACAAGTAAGAATTATTCCATTTATATTTTCTGATGACGAAAGATATATTATTGCTTTAGAGCATGAGAAAATAAGATGTTTTCAAATTTCAACAGCTAATGTTGTTTCACTTGTTGCAACAATAACACAAGATGTTGATGGTGCAACTTTACCATTTACAGATACAATTTTACATGAAATTGATTTTGCACAATCTGGTGACTTGATGTTTTTAACACATCAAACTTGTCCAGTTAAAATTTTAAAACGAACTGGTTTAACATCTTTTCAATTGCAAGCATTTACATTTTCTGTATCTGGTGATTCATCAGCTGCTACAAATGAATTTACATCAAATCAACCTTTTGCAAAGTTTCAAAGTTTTGGTGTTACACTTGATGTTAATGCAGTAAGTGGTTCTGGTGCAACTATAACAGCATCAGAAGATTATTTTTTATCTGGTCATGTAGGTTCAAGAATAAGATACTATGGAACTGAAATATTAATAACAGGTTATACAAGTGCAACAGTAGTTACTGGTACAATACAAGGAACTATAAAACAGAAACTTGATATTAATGCTTTAAGAACAATTGAAGGAACTGCTGAAATAGAAGTTACTCATGCTAATCATGGTTTAAAACAAGGTGATACTATTATTGTTAGTGAAGCAGCAACTATTGCAACTATTACAGCAGGTAATATAAATGGTACAAGAACATTAACAGCAAGAATAGATAGTAATCGTTATAGATTTAACGCAGCATCTGGTACAGCAGATGCAACTGTAGATGGTGGTGGCGCACCTATTATTACAACTCATGCTCCAACAACCGAATGGGCTGAACAAGCTTATTCATCCGTTCGAGGTTATCCAGCTTGTGTTACTTTCCATGAAAATAGACTTTGGTTTGGTGGTACGCCTTCTCAACCAGATACAATCTGGTCTAGTAAATCAAATGACTTTTTTAATTTTGATGTTGGTACTGCTGCAACAGGTGATTCTATAGAACTTGTTGCAAGTATTGGTGAGATTAATACAATTAGACACATGATAAGTAATAGAGATTTACACGTATTTACAAGTACATCTGAATTTTTTGTACCAGCATTTGCAAATACACCAATATCACCAACGAATGCACAAGTAAAAAGACAAACTCCTTTTGGTTCTAATTTTGTAAAACCTATTCTTTTAGATGGTACAACAATATATTGTTTGGCTTCAAATACATCTGTAGCTGAATATGTATTTGCAGATACACAACAAGCTTATACTTCTAATATTATTTCAACAGTATCTTCACATTTAATTAAAACACCACATCAAATGGCAGTATTGCAAGGTGCTTTAGATAGACCAGAAAGCTATGTTTATTTTGTAAATGGTGATGGAAGCATTGCTGTTTTTACTTCTAATCGATATGAGCAAAAAGCAGGTTGGACAGAGTTTACTACAAATGGAATTTTTAATTCTATATGTGCTGTTGATACAAATCTTTATGTAACAGCTTGGTATGATGCAGGTGATGGTACAAAAAAACTTTCTTTAATGGAATTTGATAAAGATAGAAACTTAGATAATAGTAGAGATTATTCTAATACAGCTGTTGCAGAATATACAATACCTACTGCTGATTGGTTAAATGGTGCTGTATTAGATGTTATTACTGACTTAGCTTATGTTGGTCAATTTACTGTTGCTAGTAATAAAATAAATACAAGTTCAGCACAAAATCTAATTATTAATACTAAAGCAGAAATAGGATATACATTTCCTGTTGAACTTAAAACAAATCCATTAGATGTAAGTGTTCAAAGTGGTCCTTTAACTGGACACCCAAGACACTTAAATAAAATTACACTAGATTTAGTAAATGCTAATTCAGTTAGTGTTAATGGTAAAAGACTTACAATAAGACAAACAACAGATGATATGAGTTTGTCAATTAATCCAGTAACAGAAAAGGTAGAGTTTCGTTTGCTTGGTTATTCAAAAGACCCAACAGTTACTATTAATCAAACTACACCATTACCTCTACAAATTAATGGTGTTATAGCAGAGGTTACTTTCTAATGTGTTCACCATATATATTCTTAGGTGCTGGTCTTTATATGCAATATAGAGCTGGTCAAGCAGCAGCATCATCAGCACAAGCACAAGCAGAAGAAGCAAAAAAAACAGCTGAGTTCAATGCTGGTCAAGCATTAATAAATAAAAAACAAAGTGATTTACAAGCTCTTAGTTTAGCTAATTCTAAACTAGATATGCTTTCAGAAGAAATGGAAAGTAATGATGCTTGGTTTGCATTTCTTGGAAGAGAAACTCCATCTGAATTATTAGAATATCAAAAAAGAAAAGCTTATGATGATATAAATCGTGGTGATATGATGAGCTTTCTTCAAGGCAGTCAAAGTATTATGCAAGCTAATGAAGAAATAAGAAGAGGTAATAATGCAATAATACAAGGTGGTAGAGCTGCTACTGCTGCAAGATTTAATAGTTACGCTGGTATGTTTTCAACTATGTATACAGCATATCAATATATAGGTTCAGGAATGTCGAGGTATGGATAATGGTTACAGGTGTAACAAGACCAAAAGCAGGGAATTCTGTTTATAAACCAATACAGGTTTTTAGAAAACAAGAACAAGATGTATCATCTGGTACTTTAAAAATGGCTGGAGCTGTTGATACATTAGCTACAGCTTTTTTAGATGTTGCTCATAAAGAGGGTCAAAAGAATGCAAAAATTTCTGGACAAAATTCTTTTTTATCTTTGACTAATGAATCCTTTGTTATTGATGCACAAGAATTTTTAGATGAAGAAAAAACACAACCAAATCCTAATTTTGGTAAACCAGTTGCTTTAGGTAAATACGATTCAAATAGTGGTGGTCAAATAGCAAGAGATGCTTATGAAAGACTAGTTGTTGAAAAATATTTTAGAAGAACTGAAGATGAAATAAACGCTAAAAATGTAGAGTTTTATAATAAGGTTGGTAAGAACGGTTACACTATTTCTCAGTATAAAACTGATATAAGTAACTTTGCAGATTCAATGGTTAAGTTTGCATTACCACAATTCAAAGTTCCTATTACAAATATGAGCGGTGAACTTGTTGCTAAAAATGTAATTAAATTACAACAAGAACAATTAGCAAGAAATACACAAAAAGCTATTAAAGGTCGCGCTGAAACTATTCAAAAAGAAATAGAAATATTAGATTCTTTAATAGATAAATATGGAATTAATTCTGAACAAGTATCAAACCATAGAAAAGTAATAGCAGACTTAAGAGAAGAAGAAGGTGCATATAGTAATTATGAAAAAAATAATCCAAACGTAAAACAAAAAATAGATCAAGAAATAGCTAATATTGAATCAACTGCACACATTAGATTTCTTAAAGAAAAAATTCTAAAAGATAGTAAAAATTCTGACAATCAAAATCAAATAATGGATGCTTTTATAGGTGTTTTAAATCAAATATCAATTTCAAATAATCCAGATAAAACAGCTATAAAACAATTTAATGCCTTAACAGATGATAAATATGCACTAGATATAATATCTATTATGGCACAAGGCAAACCAAACGCTAGGTCTGGAACTGCTTCTGCCATGTCTACTCTTATAAACAATGAGAAAACAAGACAAAGTAATGCAGAAGCAGTAGCTTTACAAAAATTTAATCAATCGACTAGAGTTGAAACACTTAATGAAAATCTTAATTCATCAAAAACTTCATTAATATACGCATTACAAAATGGTAATTTAGATGGAGCG